TTAATCCATTTTCTAATTTGTAATTTTCCCAAATTAAATCGCTAGTTCCATTTAACCTTACATTTAATTTAAGCCCCATTCTTTTTGCGCGTTTGTTATAAAGTTTTATTTCATGGTCTAACTGTTTTAAAAACTTAGGACGGTCTGCAAAAAAGTATTTTGTTTTATTCAACCGTGATTGTTTTACATTATTAAAAACACCGCGACCGCTTAAATTTAAGCAACCTTTAATACAGCCCTTACTAGCCCATGGGCAAATATTTTTACCGCTTAGAGTATATGGCGCTAAATATAAAATAACGCTTAAATATCCAAAGTCTGTTGATTTACTCATTTTGTAATTATCAAATCGTAATAGTTTTTTTACTTGCTTATACATTGTTAACCTCATCAATTGTAAATTTAAAATTTCTTAAATCATAGTAAAATTGTATTTTTGAGTTCCAAAGCTTGTCCCTCAAATCATTTTTACAAAATCTAAGTGCCTCAATTTCATTATTGCCTCGTGATTGCATGGCAATCAATCCCGCGTTGTTAAACGCGGTGCATTCATATATTTTTTTATTCATGGTTAAGCCCTTTCAATCATAGTCATAGGAACGGTATAAATTCTTCCCTGTAAATTAACTAAACATTTTGAATTCATAATTTTAGTTAATATGCCCTCAGTTTTTTTTGTTTTTTGGACAACAAAAACTTTAGTTCCAATTTGCAACTCATTTTTAATTTTATTTTTAATGAGCGTATCAATTAAATTTTTAACTAAATTTAAATCGTTAATACTCATTGCCACTAATTGTTTATTTATATTTTCCATTTGTATTACCTTTGTTAAGTTAAATTAAGCTAGTTTATGCTACAAAATTATGGCGCAAATAAGGCAAATCAAATTTTTTATAAAAAAAATTAAATGATTGAATTTGAATAATTTTATTTTTACATCTGCCTTAATTCTGCCATATTTATATATTAATTAATAAGCCATAACTTAACTTAATAATGAGGTAAAAAAATGATCAGCAAAATAACTAAAGACGCATTAACAATTTTAAAGAATAAAATTGTTGAGGGCTTAGAGCGTGACGGCTTAAAGTGGTTTAAATCGTTTCAAGGCGTAGGCGCTCCGCAAAATGCATTAACTTTAAAAAATTATCGCGGTATTAATTTTTGGGCTTTATGCATTAACCGTGAGGAAAATAATTATACCAATATGCAATACGCGACTAAAAAAGCGTGGCAATCGGTAGGCGCTACAATTAAAGACGGTGAAAATCAAAATGGCACAGCCATTTTTTATTATGGCGTGTTTAAAAAGTCTGTTAAAAATCATAAAAATGAGGATATGGATAAGCAATTTTCATTTTTAAAAATTAGTTATGTTTATAACTATGACCAAATGGACTTTACTAACTCGACTTATGTTTTACCGCAAAAAAAAGAAAATGAGGTTAAGGACATTAACGAGATTGAGCAATTTGTTAAAAATATTAAAGGGCTTGATCTTAGACACTCTAATGAGGGTCGTTGTTACTATAGCCCTCAACTTGATTACGTGCATATGACTGAAAAAAAGGGCTTTTTAAATGTCGCGGATAAATCGGCGTCTTTTAATTATTACAGCGTTTTATTTCATGAGTTAAGCCATTGGACAGGTCACAAATCAAGGACGGCACGCTTTGAAAAAAACATGAAATATTTTAAAGATGATGTTCAATTAGAGTATGCGCTTGAAGAATTAGTCGCTGAAATCTCCGCAAATATGCTTTGTATGCATTTTGGGCTTGATAAAACAATTAATCAAAATTCGCTTGCTTATCTAAAAAGTTGGATATCACGCCTTAAAAATGACGATAAATTTTTATTAAAGGCCTTATCTCAAAGCGCTGGCGCTAGTACTTACCTATTAGAAAATAGCACGGCAACAAGCGCTCCAATTGCTAAGGTTGCTTAATTAATAACTATTAAAAGCGGGTCTAAAAAACCCGCTTTTTTTATTTTTATATCTGCCTTAATTCTGCCATATTTACATGTTAATTTTTAAACCATAAACTTAAAAAAGGACGGTTAAAAATGAAAAAAATTGTAGAAAAACAAGTCATAAAAGCATTAAAAGAATTTATAACAACTAATTCTTTAATACCTATGCAAGATGTTGAAATTAAAGAAATTTATAAAAATGAAGTTTTTGAATTTTGGGCAAATTGGAACGGTCAAAAAAAATTATGCTTTACTTTAAAACGCGATCTAGGCGACATCTATATTATTTTAGACGGCGGTAAGTATTACGACATTTTAAATAGACATAATGATTATTCAAATTTTGGCTTAGCTTGCTTAGAAAAACTATTGTTAAAAATTGATTGCCATTTATCGTTTGAAACGCACGATTGTTTAATGATTTTTTATAATGCTCCCGAAGTTATGGACACAATCGACCACTTAGAGCGCCGTCAGTTATTGGACGCTCAAATGAACGATTAAAAAACTAAACTAATTTAATTAAAAGCGGGCTTAAAACGCCCGCTTTTTTTATGTCTGTTGACTTGATAAGGCACGCCTTAAAACATATTATAAAACATGGCTAAAAATCGCGAAAGTTTGCTATTTAACAGAATTAAAAAAGAATTAAAAAGCGCGTATTTATTGCGCATTGAAACATCAACGGCGCGTGGCGTGGCTGATGTTTATTGTATATATAAAGGTCAATCTTTTTGGATAGAATTAAAGGCAAATGATAGCAATAATTTGCAATTAAGCGGGTATCAATTCAACTTTCATAACAGTATTAATAAACACGGCGCACATGCTTTTATCTTAGCAAAGACCCTTGAGCAAAGGGCTTTGAAAATCTACAGCGTTGTAACGCGAGGCGTGAGGTTGTTACACCAAACGCACGACACGGCGCGCGGGTTGGTTGAGGCGTTTGACTTCATGCACGCCTATACCCTCAAGGATATTGATAAATAAATTATGCTAACCAATAACGATACATTATCGCTACGCATAATCTTGCATAACTTCGCATAATCTTGAGGCGTGAGGGACGCGCTAACCTCTAAGGGTCATTTGACGGTCTGCCTTATTCTTGCCACATTTCTGCCACAATTTAGCCACAATCCCATATATTTTTTTTTACAACGTGTACTTGAGCAGGATTCATAAACGCAGTAAGGTAGAATAAACTATGGAAATAGAAAAAAGAGGACCCCTCGAAAAAGACCTATTAACTACTGACCAATTAAGAATGGAAGTAGAAAAAAAATTCATTGAGCATATTAAACTTTGCCAGGATAATTTTTTATATTTTGTTCAAGAGGTTTGGCCTGATTTTATTTGTAGAAAAGAAAAGGACCCAAAAAAATGGGGGCACCATCAAATAATGGCAAAAGCCTTTACGGACATATCAGATAAGAAAAAAGGGAGGCTTATTGTAAATATGCCACCTAGACATACTAAATCAGAATTTGCTTCTGTGTTCTTTCCCGCATGGATGATAGGGAAGTTCCCTAAATTAAAAATTATGCAGGTAACACACAATGCGGAACTATCTGCTAGGTTTGGTTCTAAGGTTCGTAACTTAATTGATTCAGCAGAATATAAACAAATTTTTGGTGATGTCCGTTTACGACAAGACTCTAAAGCAAAAGGACGTTGGGAAACAAATCATGGTGGTGAATATTTTGCCGCTGGTGTAGGAGGCGCAATCACAGGTCGTGGTGCGGATCTACTGATTATTGACGATCCACATACCGAACAAGATTCGTTATCTCGTAATGCTATGGAGCGATGTTATGATTGGTATGCATCAGGCCCCAGACAACGTTTACAACCTGGAGGCTCTATTGTTTTAGTTATGACAAGATGGGCAGAGAATGATTTAACGGGGACCCTCATCAGAAATCAAAAGGAAGAAAAAGCAGATAAGTGGAAGTTAATTTCTTTTCCTGCTTTGTTAGAATCAGGGAACCCAGTATGGCCAGAATTTTGGGAAAAAGAAGAACTACTAAAAGTTAAAGCATCGTTGCCGATTAGAAACTGGTCAGCACAGTATATGCAAAACCCAACATCAGAAGAAGGCGCGATCATCAAAAGAGAATGGTGGCGACCATGGAAAAAAGATGTACCTGCATTACAACATGTTAT